TTTAAAATTTGATTTTGATGAAAATGATGCAATACAACCTGCACCGATTACTTTATCAAATACAACACAAGAGGTTTCAATTTATGGAAGAAGCACATCAGTTTTTGGAACCTCTACATTTGGTGGTAAATTAAAAAAAATATTTACTACACAAACAATAGGGTCTGGATTTAATGTAGCACTACAGTTTACATCAAGTGATACATTTCCTCCATATTCATTAGATGCTGCAGTTTTAGAATTTGGAACTTTTGATAGACGATAAGGATTTTTATTATGGGAACAGGTTATACTAGAAACGATACAGGTAATAATATTGCTGACGGTAATGTTATTAACGCAGCAGATTTTGATGGAGAATTTGATGCGATAGTAAGTGCATTTGCAACCGATGGGCATACACATGATGGCACTGCTGCTGAAGGTGGCCCAATACAAAAGCTAGGCCCATCACAAGAAGTAGAGGTTGATTCAGGTGCAATCTTTCCTGCGTCAGATGGTGCTACTGATTTAGGTAAAAGTACAAAAGAATGGAAAGATTTATATATTGATGGTGTAATTAACACCGATGATATGTCAGCAGATGCTGCTACTGTAACTGGTAATGTTTCAGTTGGTGGCACACTTAATATAGGA